CAGGCGGTGGTGGAACTAGAGTATCAAAAGAAGGCGCACAACAAGAGCTGAGTTCAGCTCTTTCGGACGCAGGAATTGATGTCGATGATTCCATAGTCACAAAACTTACCGGTAAAGCCGCTAAGTATTTTGCAGAAGCAATCAACAAGCTCAACGGCTAGTTGGTAGTTTAATCCTCGACTTCTAACCGAGTCGAGGAATTTTTATATCTTGTAGATTCAGTTGTTTTTTAACCTAGCGATTGGACGGTGAAGGATTACATCAACCAACGCAGGAGAAAAATGAAAAAAGATAAATTTATACAAGAGATGGAAAAGCACGGCGATGCAGTAATTACTTATCGTAGTGCAAAAAGTCGTAAACTTAAATATAATGTTTGCACAATGGAGTTTGACAATGATTATATACAGTCAAAAAGAAATCGTGCAAAAGCAAACCAACACCAAGTATTATGCTGGTGCTGGGATACAGACTCGTATAGGTTATTATTACCTGAGAATGTAGTTTCGATTGTTCCTCTCTCAAAGATATTAAAAAATGATTGAATTACATACAGCCCCTTCAATGTATGAGCGAGAAATACATTATAATGAAGATAAAGGGCAAAAAATATACCTAATGGTAAATAGTTTCAGAGGCAAAGAATATTTGCACATCAGAAAATATTATCAAGACTTTAGCGAAGAATGGAAGCCTTCTAAAGAGGGTGTTGCTATGGAGTTAGATTTTGACAACTCTAGGGAACTATTTACAGCATTAGTCGAGATTCTTTCTCTTGCAGAAAGTAAAAAAGTTATCGAAGAAAACTTTAAAGATTTACTAGACAATATTTATCAGAATTAAAAAATAGTTCTTGACAATGATCTCAAACTCGAATATAATATATGTATGAGTTTGGAAAATTATCTAAAGCAATGTGACATGGCGTATTTCAATGGTAAACCATTGATTGCTGATGATGTCTATGATAGACTGAAACAAGCAGACGACCAAGTCGGGCATGAAGATAATAGAGAGGAGCGTATTCCTCACACCTTTCCTATGTGGTCTTTACAGAAAGTATTTTCTGGCGAGACCACTCCCCCTTCTTGGGCAGATAATGAATCTGTAGTTATTACCCCTAAACTAGATGGGTCTGCTGTTAGCATTCTCTATGTAGAGGGCAAACTTAAGATGGCTCTGACTCGAGGAGATGGAAAGAAAGGTGTTCCAATTACTGACAAAATAAAGTATCTTGTGCCTCATCAGCTACAAACTGATGAGAAGATACTCCAAATAACAGGAGAGGTAGTTGCTCCAGTCGAAATTCCTAATGCACGAAACTACGCTGCAGGTTCACTTAATCTAAAGAATATTGAAGAGTTTAAAGAAAGATCAGTTAATCTGGTTTTTGTTGCCTACAATGTAGAGCCGAATAATATGGATTTATGGTCACATAAATTGCTGACAATTGGAGCGCTGGGTCTAGCCACTGTTCTAACAGTAGACAAGTATTATTATCCCACAGATGGTGCGGTGTGGAGACTAGACAATATGTCTGAGTTCGAGAAACTTGGACATACAGCTCATCACCCTCGTGGTTCTTTTGCATACAAGACTCGAGAGGCTGGAGTAACTACGACCCTGCTTGATGTAGAATGGAATGTCGGTAAGTCTGGCGCTGTAACACCAGTTGCAATTCTAGACCCAATCGTCATTGATGATGCTACCATTTCTAGAGCAACCTTGCATAATGCGGGTTTTATTGATGCACTTGATCTTGAGATTGGGTGTAAGGTGGAAGTTATTAGAAGTGGTAAAATCATACCCAAGATTGTTAGGAGAGTAGAGTAGTGGAATTATTAGTTTCATTTATCTTAGGATTACTCGTTCTTCTAGCTATGGGGTATGCAACCTATATAAGTTCGGTTTTAGTCTCCGAGAAAAAAAGGAGAGAAAGATGATTTGGTATCCCGAAAACATGCTCTTTGAAGAGTTCAGATTATGGATTCATGAGCAGAGACGAGTAGAAAAGAAACTTGGTTTTAAGTTTAAGCAAAATGATATAGAATACTTTAGACGACAAATATTTGAACCAATGCTGGAGGAGTTTTATGCAGGAAAAAATGAAGAGTAACTTTAGAAAAGTAATATCAGAATTTAGAGAGTATGGCGTGCCTGTCGAGGGCGCTAGATTTGCTCTCATTATGTCTACGAAAGAAGGTCTTGAAGTAGATGTATATGAGGACACAGAAAAAATAAGAACAATAAAAGTACATCAGCACTCTGCTAGTTATGCAGAAGACTGTGCTGAAAATTGGTGCCAGAGAGTAATGGACTGATGGACTTTACAACGACAATAATAGTAGCAATGTTTTTACTTTATATGTATTATAAAGAAAACGATAAAGATAAATATGGATAAAAGAACAAAACGAATACATAAAGAAACAATGTTTAGTGTGCTGAGTGCTTTACTTACTCAGTTTCCACTAAACTACTTAATACTCTATCTATGCATAGAAAGGTTTGGTATTACCAGCCCTGAGATACTATCAATAGTATCAGTTATATTTCTAACTATAAGTGCATATATTAGAGTATTTTATACACGATTATACTTCTCAAAAAGATACGAAGATGTATAATCGCCTCAAATCAGCACAGTATGGGCATGGCTTTAAATGGTTTGTCTATGCGCACAGAAACAGGATTTGGATTTTTAGATGAAAGGTATCATTTATGGAATCAAGTTTATAGACCCCGAAACACAAGAAAAATTCCTCAAAGTAGGAATTGCTAAGTTTCGAGCAGGAAAAGTAGGACTAGGAGTTCTGCAACGAGGTTCTAGTAAAGACTTCTATACGCCTGATTACCAACAGTTTATTCAAAGAACTTGGACAGGTGAGTATGAAGATTGCAGAAAAATGGAGTGGGTTTTACACGAAATGTTTGCAGATGATAAGTATATACCAGATATAAAATTTGGTGGATATACGGAGTGCTTTTCCATAAACTCTAAAATACTGCGATGGTTTCCAAAGAAAAGAGAAACAGCAGAAGATTGGTTAATAAGACATCAAAATTACAATATACCCAAATCTGAGAAATCGAAAAATATTTCTTGACAATGAGGTTAGTTTTATATATAATATATAAATAGAAAATATGAAAAGAATAGAAATCCCAACAGATTGTCCATCATGTAGTTCTGAACTGGAACTCGTGAATGAGCAGTTATTCTGTAGGAATGACTATTGTGAAGCAAAGAATGACAAGAAGTTGGAAAACTTTGTTTCTAAATTGAAAATAAAAGGTCTTGGACCAGCAACCTTAAAAAGGTTGAATGTTGAAGACATAGTGGAACTCTATGAATTAGAAAGACATGAGATAATTATGAGATTAGACTCAGAAAAGATAGGTAATAAAGTGTTTGAGGAACTTGAGAAGTCGAAATCAGTAGACCTTCAATCATTACTGCCTGCCTTTTCTATTCCGTTGATTGGACGATCCGTTTCAGAAAAAATATGTCAAACAGTCTCAGATATACGAGATATTACAGAGCAAACTTGTAGTGAATCAGGTATCGGGCCAAAGGCAACGGAAAATCTAATGTCATGGTTAGAGCAGGAGTTTTACAGCTATTACAGTGCAAATCTTCCATTTGATTTTAAAAGTTCATATAAAGCAGTAGAAAAGAAAGAAATCAAAGGAACAGTTTGTATTAGTGGTAAGTTGAAAAGCTATCCTAATAAAGCTCATGCACAAGAAGTGCTTGAGAACTACGGATTCGTAGTTAAATCAAGTTTAACAAAAGACTGTACTCATCTTATTAATGAAAGTGGGATTGAGTCAGCAAAGACGCAAACTGCTCGAGATCGAGGAGTTTTAATAATAAATAATATAAATAATATAATAGGAGAATTATAATGGCAGTACCAAAGTGGACAGACGAAAGAACACAAGCACTTGTGGATTTCGTAGGCGAAGGACCTGTTTCTCAAGTAATGGTTGCAGATGCAGCTGTTGAGTTAGATACATCTTCAAGAAGTGTATCTTCTAAACTAAGAAAAATGGGTTACGAAGTAGAATTAGCTTCTGCTTCACAAAGCAAATCTTTTTCAGAAAATCAAGAATCAACTCTTGCTAATTTTGTTGAAGATAACAGTGGTCAGTATACATATGCTGAAATCGCTGAAAACTTTGAAGGTGGAGCATTTAGTGCGAAATCAATTCAAGGTAAAATTCTATCTATGCAGTTAACATCACATGTTAAACCTGCACCAAAGATGGAATCTGTAAAGACTTACAACGATGATGAAGAATCAACATTTATCAACATGGTAAATGATGGAGCTTTCGTTGAGGCGATTGCAGACTCTCTTGGTAGAAGTGTAAACTCAATCAGAGGAAAAGCACTTTCTTTACTAAGAGCTGGCGAGATTAATGCTATACCAAAACAAGAGCATGTAAAAGGCAACGGTAAAGCAGACGTTCTTGCTGATCTAGACATTTCTGATATGTCAGTCGAAGATATTGCAGACGAAGTCGGTAAAACTGTAAGAGGTGTTAAAACTATGCTTACAAGAAGAGGACTTACTTGCTCAGACTACGATGGCAGCGCAAGAAAAAACATTGGCTAGTTTAGCTTAGAGTGTGGGGATTTTCCCCGCACTCGCTTTATTTGGGAGAATAATTGACATTAGCATCAGCATTACTTAAACAGATTATATCACAAAGCGATTTTGTAACTTGGAATCGTTTGAAATCCCATTATCTGCCGTCAACAACCTACCAAAAAATTCATGGTATAATTGACAAGCATGTATTAAAATATCACAAGTTACCAACCTTCGAAGACCTAAAATCAAGTATCAGGTCTAGAGAATTACAAGAACAAATCTATGCAATCGAATCTGTGGAAACAGAAGTCGATCCGTATCTCCTGCTCGATTATTTGAAGAACGAGTTTGCACAGGGAGAAATACTTACTCGCATAGATGATTATATAGAGAACACAATAACACTAGCAGACGCACAGGAAAACATTGACAGTCTGCAAGAATTAGTTGTCCAAGTGCAAGATCGAGTCGATACAAAAGACGAAGATGAAGCTATGGACACAGTAGAACTATTCGATTCAGAGGAAGATCTTTCTAGTCGATTAGCGTTAGGATTGAATCAAGATTATGATTTATCCTACAAATTTTCTCCCAAAGATTTGGTCGTTGTCGGCGCACAGCGAGGTGGAGGAAAATCATTCACCCTTTGTAACATTGCGAGAGCAGTGCAAGAAACAGGAAAGTCAGCTCTCTACTTTACTATCGAAATGGACACAAGACAGATTCTGCAAAGAATTGTCAGTATGAGTACTGATGTGCCTCTCGGTAGACTGATAGAGAAGAACTTATATCCTGATGAATGGCAGAAAGTTGCAAAGTGGTGGTCAGCCCGTTTTGATAATGGACAGGAACACTATGAAAGTTATCTCAAAGAGAAAGACTTTAGTAGATTTCATAGGCTACTCACAAGAGAGAAGTTTAATAGAACGAATCAAATAGATGTAGTTTACGATCCTGCACTGACAGTAGCAAAAGTTATTAGTACAGTGCGACAGAAACGAGCAGAGTATGATGATCTAGGGATTATCGTAGTTGATTATCTAAACCAAGTCAAGCGTCACAACGCTCCAAGTCGTTCAGGTCAGTATGACTGGACGGAACAGATTGAAATATCAAAAGCATTAAAGTATCTAGCACAAGACGAGAATGTCTTAGTAGCTACTGCAGTTCAAACAAATGAGAATAATCAAGTACGATTCTCGAAAGGTATATTTGACGCAGTTGATGCCGCTTATCAAATATCCCATTGGGGAGACAAGGAGAACGCAATTAAGTTCACTTGTGAAAAGATGAGAAATGATAAGATGTCTGGATTTGTGAGTGAAATTAATTGGGAGACACTAAAGATTGGACCGCACACTGTAATGGATCCAGATGAAAAAGCAGAATTAAAAGAAACATTATCTTCAGATGAAGATGTATACGATTTATAGGGGGTGTAGCTCAGTTGGGAGAGCGACTGCCTTGCACGCAGTAGGTCGCAGGTTCGACCCCTGTCACCTCCACCATTAAGGAGAAAAAATGATAGATACAATAAATAAAGTAGTAGAATGGCATGAGGATAGAAACCTCATCGATGGCGCAACAGATAAAGATCAAGTTCTAAAACTAATGCAAGAAGTAGGTGAACTATCTGACAATGTTTGCAAACAACAAGATATAAAAGATGATATAGGAGATTGTTTAGTTATTCTTATTAATATCGCAGCGAGAAATGGAACTAACTTACAACAATGTTTAGAAGTCGCTTATGATGATATAAAAGATAGAAAAGGAAAAATGATCGATGGTATCTTTGTCAAGGACTGCTAAAAATAGTACTTGACATAAGTTCAAAAATCGAGTATAATATATATTATGATTGCAATAGATTTACTTACAGAAAAAGGAATTGATTTTAAGGTTCAGGGAAATGATGCAGTAATAAAATGTCTCAACCCTGAACATGATGACAGCAATCCTAGTATGAGAGTCGACAAGGTAACTGGTGTATTTCACTGTTTTTCTTGTGGCTTCAAAGGAAATGTATTCACACACTTTGGCGCACCAGCGACAAGTTTAGAAATTAAAATACATAAGATAAAAGAAAAGATAGAACAAAAGAGAGCGGAGACAGTAGGAATTCAACTCCCAGATGATAGAATTATGTGGGACGCTCCGTTTCGTAATATTGGAAAAGAAACACTAAAGATTTGGCAGGCATTTACTTGGAATGTTCCTAAATTTGAAGGTAGAATAATTTTCCCAATTCGTGATATAACTGGTAAAACAGTTGGGTTGATCGGGCGACTGACAACAAATACAATGATAGGAGAGAATAGACCTAAGTACTATATCTATCCTGTTGGAGTGCAGTTACCATTCTGTCCAGCAAAGCCAAAGTTGATACAGAATCGTGCTATACTTGTAGAAGGCATGTTTGATGCCTTGAATCTTTGGGACAATGGTCTCAAGAATACAGTGTGCTGTTTCGGCACAAAGCAAATGAATTGGGTAAAATTATCTCTACTAAAAATGCAAGGAGCAACAGGTATAGATATTATGTTTGACGGAGACGAAGCTGGTCGTCAAGCAGCACAGGAAATAAAGGGTCTTGCAGAAAGCATGGACATGGCAGTAAAGATAGTAAAGTTAAAAGAGAACCAAGACCCCGGCAATTTAACAAAAGAACAAATAGGAGAAATTAAGAGAGTATTATATGGCTAAGATAGCACTAGTAGAAACAAGTCCGAGTTCAACGGACTTTCACAAATGGTTTGACTTTGAGTTTAGTAGATATGCTTTATCAACAGTCAAAAAGAAAAAGATATTGAAATCAGATGTAGATATAGATATAGATGTAGACGAGTATGATTTCTTGATACTTGTGGGTTCAGAACCTTTCAAGTATTTCACTAAGAAAACATCTATTACAGCAGAGAATGGCAGACTTATTAATGATAAGTTTTTACCTATAATTAATCCTGCTATGATAGCATTTCGTCCAGAAGCAAAGAGGTCTTTTGAAGAAGCAGTAGATAATATAAAAGATTATATATCTGGAGATTTAAAAGTTCAGGATATACCTGAAGAGTTTAAAATAGGTATAGAAGATACACCAGAAGCATATCTGTTTCTTACTAGAGCAATAGAGTCTGATGGTGAAGAGATAGCACTCGACTGTGAAACAAGTGCATTGTCTCCACGAGACGGATATATGATTGGATTCTCTCTTTCATATGAACACAATGGAAAGCAACAAGGAGCATATATCTCTACAGATTGTATTGATAAACAATGTGAAGGATATATGCAACAACTCTTCGAGAAGAAGATAGTAGTATTTCATAATGCAAAATTTGACTTGGCATGGTTTGAGTATCATTTCAACTTTAATTTTCCTAGATTTGAAGATACAATGCTTCAACACTATCTACTAGATGAACAACCAGGAACACATGGTCTAAAGATGTTAGCAATGAAACATACAGATTATGGTGAATATGAGCAAACTCTTTATGATTGGATAGGTAACTATCGCAAACAACACGGCATACTGAAAGATGATTTTAGTTGGGATTTAGTTCCTTTTGATGTAATGAAAGACTATGCTGCAATGGACGCAGTTGTAACTCTAACATTATTTCACAAATTTAAAAAAGCACTAGATACTAATAGTAGACTTACTTGGGTATATAGAAATATTCTATTACCTGGCTGTCGTTTTCTATGTGATATAGAAAATAATGGTGTTCCATTTGATCCAGAGAGACTAGGACAGAGTTCTACTTTGATGCAACTTCAGATTAGCGAAGCAGTAGACAAACTAAATTCATATCCCGAAGTACAAAGATTTATTAAAGACAGAGGAGAGTTCAATCCGAACTCTACTGTGCAACTTAGAAGTCTGTTATTTGATTATATCGGACTAGAGCCAACAGGCAAAAAAACAGGAACTGGTGCTGATAGTACCGATGCAGAAGTTCTTGGACAATTAGGAGAACAGCACGAGATACCAAAGTTTATTCTTGAAGTTCGTCAGAATGTAAAGATAAAAAATACATATCTCGATAAAATTTTACCGGCTCTAGATAAAGATAATAGATTAAGAACAGGCTTCAACTTGCATGGTACAACGTCTGGCAGATTGTCTTCAAGTGGAAAACTGAACATGCAACAGATACCTAGAGACAATCCGATTGTAAAAGGTTGTATTCGAGCAAAAGAAGGACACAAGATTGTAGCAATGGATTTAACCACAGCAGAAGTTTACTGTGCAGCGGTTCTTGCAAAAGACGAGAATCTTATGGACGTATTTAGACAGGGTGGTAACTTTCACTCTGCTATTGCAAAACAAGTATTCAAACTACCTTGTGAAGTAGAAGAAGTTGCTGAACTATATGGAGATAAACGACAACAAGCAAAAGCAGTAACATTCGGTATAATGTATGGAGCAGGCCCTCAGAAGATTAGTTGGCAAGTTACAAAAGATAGCGGAAGTGAGTTCTCAGTAGGAGAAGCACAGAGAGTTATCGCACAATACTTTGATATGTTTAGCAATCTTAAAAAATGGTTGACAGTAAATCAACAGTTCATTCGTGACAATGCTTTTATTTATTCGTTCTTTGGCAGAAAGAGAAGACTAGCAAATGCTAAATCAAAAGATCAAGGCATAGCATCACACGAAGTAAGAAGTGGTATTAACTTCTTAGTGCAGTCTGTTGCTTCTGATGTTAATTTACTTGCTGGTATTGAAATGAATGAATGGATAAAGAAAGTAAATATGCCTGCTAGAATATTTGCTCTTGTGCATGACTCCATATTAGCTGAAGTACCAGATGAGCATGTAGAAGAATACTGTGCAAAATTAGAGGAGTGTGTGCAAAGAGAAAGAGGAATCAATATTCCTAATGCCCCAATCGGCTGTGACTTTGAAATAGGAGAAGATTATAGTATGGGTAAGTTTGAGAAGAAATATGGTTGATGCAGTTGTACTAATCGCAATATTGATCCCAGCATTTGCAAGTGTATTTTTATTCTTGGTAAAATCAGAAGGAACAAAAGGATTAGTAGAAAAACCATATAGAACAAAAGATGGAGAGAAACGAACTGCAAAGAAAGAAAGAACAAATTATATAGTATGAAACGTAAGTTCCCTTTCTATGTTGTCCATACAGACAATGTAGAACTAATAGATGGAATACTATGGATAGAAGATCAAGTCCTAGATGACAAAAATATGAGTGGAGAAACTCTAGGAAAAAGAAGGTTACAAACACCAATGAAAAGTTTGTACCCACTCAAATATATGATAACAGATACAGTTGAATTAATAAAGCACAGAGGTAATTTTTATATAGATTCAACAGGTCATTTTTTTCGTTACTATAAACAGAAGAGTTTACCGCTGAAGTATCATAAAATAAGAAAAGTAGAAAAGAAAAGAGGAAGAAGTGTAGTATGGTTGAAGGGTATTAACAACCCATATGACTTTGCTAGACCACCAAGTCCTCAAGAAACTTGGGCAGGAGTACTATATCGAAGCGGTATTCCGTGGCTCATTTATGAAGTATGCGAGGAGCGTAAAAAAGACACATGGCGAAAAGTTTAGAAGAGGCTTTAGAAAAAGGCATAGTATTAATTAAATTTCAAAGTCTAAAGAGTAGAAATATATATGAAAGAGAGTACACTTTAGATACTAAGTATATGAAAAACCCTACCCATATAATAAGACAAAGTGGAGATAAACTCCTTTGTTATGATATAGATTTTGAGAAATGGGAAGATATAGATAAAGAAACAATAATAGAATGGAGTAAAATAGTATGAAATCAGTAATGCAACACCCAGTAGTATTTTTAGATAGTTATTTAGATAATGATCTTTGCGATTTTATTGTAAAAGAAGGAAAAAAACTAAAAATTGCTGAAGCAGCAATCTATGAGAAAGATACAAGTAGAAAAGTAGAAGATAATTCAATAAGAAAAGCAAATACTGCTTTCTTTGAGAGAGGACATTGGGTAGAGAGTATAGTAAGTTCAACACTTCATGCGATCAATCAAACAGCATGGCAAGCTATAATAACTAATACAGAAAATATACAGTTCGGAGTTTATGGACAAGGAGAGTATTATGGAGCGCATCGAGATATCGATTTAGCAACTCCAATTAACAGAAAGTTATCAATCACTGTTCAACTCACTGATCCTAATTATTATAAAGGTGGAGACTTTGTATTATGGAACTTAGATGGTAAAGAGTTAAGAAACGATGAGTGGAGAAACAAAGGATCAATACTTGTATTCCCATCATTTCTTAAGCATGAAGTAGAAAAAGTAACTAAAGGAACTCGTATGTCACTCGTTCAGTGGTATAGCGGTCCTGAGTGGAAATAATGAAGGCAATTCTTAATCACAGAATATACTTAGATACCACACCCGAACTCGAACGTAAGCTCGAAGAAGAGCTTACTTATACATTACCACCTCGTATGCCTATGGATCCGCCTATCGTTATAAAAACTATTAGACGAATTAGACCAGGTTTAGTTACCATACCAGGCGGAAGAACGGATTTAATCCCAGAAGGACACGAAGTAATCGATAAAAGGGTTAAGTCACCCATCAAACTACCAGAGTTTAAGTTTAAATTACGAGCATCTCAAAACATGGTTTACTCTGAGGTAAAAGACAACGCTATAATTAACGCGTGGGTCAGTTGGGGAAAGACATTTACAGGTTTAGCTATCGCAGGAAAGCTAAAGCAAAAAACACTTGTAGTTACTCATACGACTAACTTACGAAGCCAGTGGGAAAAAGAAGTAGAAAAAGTCTACGGATTTAAACCAGGCAGAATAGGTGGTGGAGACTTTGACATTGAACCTCCAATCGTAATTGGGAATATTCAGAGTTTATACCGAAGAATTAACGATATAAAACATCTATTCGGAACAATCATTCTTGACGAAATGCATCACGTAAGCAGTCCAACTTTTACTAGGATTGTAGATGAAATGCCTGCTCGATACAAGATAGGACTAACAGGAACACTAGAAAGAAAAGATGGACGCCACGTAGTCTTTAGAGATTACTTTGGTAATCATGTTTTAAAACCACCAAAGGAAAACTTCATGACTCCTGCCGTAGATATAATTAAATCAGAAGTAAGATTTCTAGACGGAAGAACAATGCCATGGGCAAGTAAAGTAAACCATCTTTGCTACAACAGAGAATATGTACAAAGTGTAAGTATGATTGCTGCGGCGTATGCAGCACAAGGACACAAAGTTTTGGTAGTATCAAATCGAGTATATTTTCTAAAGGTTTGTGCAGAGTTGGTAGGTAAAAATGCAGTCCATGTGACAGGTGATATGGATCATGCAGAACGAGATACAACAATTAAAAAACTAAAGAAAGACAAGAATATTCTTTTTGGAACTCAATCAATATTTTCAGAAGGAATATCAATTAATGAATTAAGCTGTTTGGTATTGGCTACACCAATTAATAACGAGCCGCTATTAACTCAGCTTATAGGTAGAATACTAAGAAAAGAAGAAGGGAAAATGCAACCTATAGTAATAGATATACATTTAAAAGGAAAAACAGCAGGTAGACAAGCGCATGCCCGTATGGGTTATTATATGAAGCAGGGGTATGAAATAAACCATCTATGACCTCTGAAAAATATTTCTTGACAACAGTTGATTTTAGTGTTATAATATATGTTACTATATAATTGGGATAAAGTAATGTCCGTAAGCAATGGCAATATTAGTAATATAATTGCGATTCTTCGTATGATAGCTTATAAAAAGTTACCAACTAATTACTACGATCCAACATTTAAGTTTCAGAGATATAAGTTTGGGGGTAGTAGTTTCCTTATAAATCCCATTGACTTGTTAGAAACAGGTAGACAGTTTAGTGATAGAGAAGTAGTAGAGTATGCAGGTGTCGCATCGTTTCGCTCCTATCACTACTTTAATGAAACGAAAGACACCACACTAGACTTGTTACATTGTAAAGTGTCACAAGATATAATTAATAATAATAGACTACTTGATATTAAAGCGAATCGTATTCACTTTATGTTCGAGAAGCCACAAGGAGAAATATAATGGCAATAAAATTTAATCAGAGCAAAGGTTCGGCTCAAAAAGAAAGAATAGAATCATATGTATATACAGGAAAAGAAAATCATCATGTAAGATTAGTAGGTGATTTACTTCCTAGGTATTTATACTGGATAAGAGGAGATCAGAAGAACTATCCGATAGAGTGTTTAGCTTTTGATAGAAATACTGAAACCTTCAATAACAAGGAAAAAGATCATGTTCCTGGATATTATCCAGATCAGAAATGTTCTTGGTCTTACGCTATTCAATGTATTGACTACAGCGATGGTGAACCAAGTATCAAAATCTTTAATCTGAAGAGAAAGTTATTCGATCAAATCATGACTGCCGCTGAAGATTTAGGTGACCCAACTGATCCTGAAACAGGCTGGGACGTTATTTTCAAGAGATTGAAAACAGGTCCTCAAGTTTTTAATGTAGAGTATCAGTTACAAGTATTAAAATGCAAACCAAGAGCACTCAATGAGAGTGAACAGACTCTTGTTGCTGGTCTTAAATCAATGGACGATGTCCTTGCAAGACCTACAGCAGATGCACAACTAGAATTACTAAAAAGAATTACCGAAGAGGGCGGTTCTGTTGATGAAAGTATTTCATCAGAGTTTGATGTTGAGTAATGATACTATTTACGGCAGACTGGCATATTAAACTTGGTCAAAAGAATGTTCCAATGCCTTGGGCTTGCTCAAGGTATGAACTCTTTTTTGAGCAGTTAAAAGAGTTAGAAGATCAAATAGATTTACATATTATAGGTGGAGATTTATTTGATCGCATGCCGTCAATGGACGAACTTACACTATACTTTGATTTTGTAAAAAGTGTAGGAGTAAGAACGATTATATTTGACGGAAATCATGAAGCTACTCGTAAGAATAAAACCTTTTTTGATAATCTTATTCGAGTAACAAATGAATTAAATCCTCTAGTAGAAGTTATAACAGAAATTTACTACGAAGATGATTGGGCGATACTGCCCTATGCAGATTTGCATAAAAAGAAAAGTATAGAAATGATAGATGCAG